CTTCGGGGCGAGAGCGGTGAATGCCCTCTTATCCCCCTCGCGCACGGCCTCGATGGACTCACGCAAGAGCTTGAACGCGGTGGACGTGGGATACTCACCGCAGTAGAGCCCGTAGACGTTCCTGGATCGGTGCATAACGTCCCGCAGCTCAGAGACCTCCCGGTCCAACTCCGCGACGCGCTTCTCGGCGGCTTCGGCGCGGGTCTGCTGAGTGCCACGCTCTCCATCGACTCGCTGAACGTCTCTCGCGAACTCGACGGACTCCTCCTCCGCGCGCAGCAGCTTCGACTTCAGCTTGCCGGCGATGGCCGTCGTCTTCTCATCCCGCTTCTGGAGCGCGAGGATCTCGGTGCCCTTGGCGGCGATGTGCTCCCGTGCGGCGTGGATGAGGCCCTCGTCGTGGGTCTTCGAGTGCTGCGCGGCGTCGATGCGAGTCTCGTACACGCGCCCCACTTCCTTGCTGCGGTCCTCGAACGATGCGATGCGCTCCCTCAGACGCTCCACCTCGTCGAGCAGGGCGGGGGCAGCGTCATGTATCGCCATCATGGCCTCGCGCGCTTCCAGCTCCGACGTGTCTGCGTCGTCGAGGGATGCGAGGCAGGCCCGCAACTCGGCGAGCCGCTCGGGCGTCAGTGTCATCGTTGTCTCCTCGGTTGGTTACCAGCCCTAGTCGTCCGTGGGAGCGTCGATCTCTGCGACCGGCGTCCCGTCGGGGCAGGCGATCTCCACGACAACCGAGTACGACGCCTCGATGCCGCGCAACCCCTTCCGCACCTCGATCGGCCACGGGATAGGCGCGCAGTTGTCGAGTTCGCCATCGCCATCGAGCAGCTCGATCGACGCTCCCCACATCCCGCTCTTGCCGTAGAGCATGACGACATCGACGCCGCCGTCATTGGCCGTGCCGACGCGAACGCGACAGGGTCGGTCGATGACGTTGAACTCCTCGCGAACGTGTCCCTCGATCTCCACGAGGTCATCGCTCGCGCCGTAGATTTTCAGCATGGTCTCTCTCCGTTGGTGGTGTGTTGGTTGCCCGCCCGCCTCACCGGCATGAGACGGACGGGGCTGGGCCGGGCCTGGAGGGGCTAGGCCGTCTTCTTCGTGGACTTCGCGCGTGGCAAGAGACGTCTCCATGCCGCGATCTCGTCACGGTGCGAGGAGATGTCGAGGTTGATCGCCGCGCGCAACCGCTGGCACTCGATGATCGACGCCTCAAGGATCTCGATGTTCTCGTTCACGCTCTTGACGTGCTCGTCGAGCGACGGGCGCGGGGGTCGACTCGAGCGGGGCTAGGTCATTCATCGGGGGTCTCCTCTCGGGGGAACGTGGTCGCGGTCAGGTTGCGTATGGACCCGGGGCTCGAACCCGGTGCTTCACGCAGGCGGCCTTTCCCGCGTACGTCGCAGAGGACAACCTTCGGCGGCCATGCCCCCGAAGCTATCGGGGAGCACGATCAGCGCGTGACGTCCATCCGTCGTTCCTGTCAACGACCACACCTTAAACCGCGTGGCGGTGAGACGCTAGATATACCCGAAATTATCCACCATGCGGCTGTGAGTGGGACACGTGTCCCAACTTGTCCCCCCCCTGGGTCCGGGGCCGCCAGGGGCAGAATCACCGCCAGGGAGAGGGTTATATATATAGGGATATAATAATTCCCCACCCTGGGGGGTGACAGGTTGGGACATGTCCCACGCTTCGTGCGTGGGAGTGGGACAAGTGGGTTTTGATGTGTCCCACTTCTGGCTATTCCGTCGCCGTTTCGGAGTCCCCGCCGTATGGTCGTCATTCGCCAAGGAGGGCCACCATGCAGATCGGAATGGACCGTTTTCGCTCGATCGCGCTGGCCGCATGAGCATCCGAGACGACGTGGCGGCGCACGGTCGCCTCGAGGATCTCATCGAGCACCTGTTCCCGGCGCGGAAGCCGTGGGTTGACGACCAGTCGATCGTCCGATGCCCGACGCCGGGGCATGAAGACTTGAACCCGTCGGCGCAGGTAGGGCGCAACGGCGCGTGGTCGTGCTACTCGTGCGGCGCGACCGGCGACGTGGTCGGGCTGCTTGGGGAGCGCGCTGGCCTCCAGAGTTTCGCGGACATCGCCGAGCGGATGCGCGCCGATGGGTGGCTGCCTGCCGGCGATGGCACGCCCCGCCCTGCGCCAGTACGCGCGGCTCCGGTAGAGGGAGTGACGTCCGTGACCACCGACGAGGGTCCGCGGGACGGCTGGTTCATCGAGAGCGACCCGGAGTCCTCTGCCACTTCGGCATGGCCTCCGTCCGATGGTGTGGTCAAGTCGTGCGGCTGGGTGGTGCGGGCGGGCGAGGTCCATGCGCCCATTTTCGACACTGCTCGCGATGTGTGCGGCATCAAGGTCCGCGGTGGGCGGTATGTCGCTGCGGACGGGAAGTCTCGCCTACGGGTCAGCCTGGCGCAGACGCGGGGCAAGCGGCGAGAGAAGGGGATGATCGCGACGCCGGGGTTTATTCGGGGGCAGCGTGGCCGCCTAGTGATCGTCGTCGAGGGCGAATCCGACATGGCCGCGCTTGTCAGCGCGATGATCGACGAGGGCGTGAAGGGCGTCGAGGTGGCGACGGCGTCGAACGGGGCCAATTCGGGCCTGTGCGGGCAGGAGGCGCTGTTTGTCGGGTGGCGCGTGGCGGTCGTCTATGACGCGGACGTCCCAGGCGTGAAGGGCGCTCGCAAGGTCGCCAAGATCCTCCGCGCGGTCCCGGTGCCGTGCGTCGCCCTGCCGCTGGGAGCAAACGTCACCGAGAAGGGCGGGCGCGACGTGTCCGACTACCTGGCCGGGGGTGGCACGGCTTTCCGTCTCGTTGAGTGCGCCGAGCGTCTGCTGCGCGGAGAGTCCCCCGACGATGACGCGGACGATACCGACGTCCAGGACGACTGGGCGTCACGTGACCCTCATCCAATCCCAGTGGCCGACGGTATCCAGCGCCTCGCGCTCTCTGACATGGCCCCGGGGATGATCCACCGCTTCATGGACACGCTCTCCGCGACGCGGCAAGTCCATCGAGAGCAGGTATTCGCCTGCCTTGGCCCGGTCCTTGGCGCGGCGGCAGGCGACGCCTGGGGCATCGAGGTCGCAGAATTCGGCGCCGAGCACGTGCCGTACAAGGAGCCATGCCTGGCCCGGTGGGCGATCTTCAGCGCGGGGTCAGGGGGGCGCAAGACCGGCACAGTGAACGCTGTCTCCGCGCCGATCCGCGAGTGGGAAGAGGAGGCGGCGGCCGTGCACCGCGAGGCCGTGGACGAGTGGGGGGCGCGAAAGGACGTGCTGAAGGGCCGGTCTAAGGCCCTCGGGGCTCAGATCGCGAGCATCGACGACCGCGCATCTGCGGATTACGAGGACGCGCTGGCTGAGCTCGTCGATGTGAACCGCGAGCTGCGCGACGGGGAGCCGGAGCGACTGCGGATCATCGAGGACAACACAACCCCGGAGCAGTTCATGGTGTCGTGGTGCGGGTCGCTGTGCGCTCGGTCGATCATCGCGCACGAGGGGCGAGGGTTCGCGAATATCGTCCTCGGTGGATATGCAGGCAAGACGCAAGAGGCCATGATGCTGCCGTTCAGCGACGGACTGCCTGGCTCGTATGCGCGCCGGTCCGGGGACGTATCGGTATTCTCGAACAGGCTCGTTGCATCCATCCTCCTTGCAGTCCAGCCCGACGTGATGGAAAAGTGTCTTGGATCCACGTCGATGATGACGTCGGGGTTTCTGGCGCGGTCGGCCCTCGTGTCGATCCCTTCGTACGACAAGCCTCGGCATTTGGTGGCGCGGGTCGCGATGCAGGAGGACGGGGAGGCGGTGGCGTGGTGGTCACGAGCAATCCGCGGTCTACTCGACTACCAGATACTGGAGATCGAGCATCCGGTCGGTGACGAGGCCGAGGCGGACAGGGGTTTCGGCGGGGCCGGCGAGTATGGCATCGCCGATAGCGACTCGATCGAGCGGCGGCCGGAGGTCCGGTGGCTGCGACTGGCGCCCGATGCGTTCCATTTGTATCTCGTGTACGCGCAGCGGTGCGAGAACGTGCGGGCAGCGACGTGCGACGACGGCGACGGGATGTCGGGCATGGTGGAGAAGCAGGCGATGGCGTCGCTTCGCATGGCCGCGCTCTACCACCTGGCCGATCTGTCGGTCCGGGGGATGCTCGGGGCGGCCGATCAGCACCCGATCACGGCGGACGCGGTCCGATGGGGGCAAGGGGCGCAGGACTGGCTGTCCTGGGAGACGCTGCGGACGATCGACGTCGTTGAGTCGAACAAATCGGAGCTGGACCTCGCCCGCCGGATCATCCGGTCGATGCAGGCCCGAATGCGGAGTGATCCGGCGGCGTCGTCGATCACGGTGCCGGACGCGATGTCGGTGCGAGACGGCGTCGGGGAGTCAGTGACGGAGAACGCCATGCGCCTACTCGTGCGCCTGGGCTACGCGCAGATGTCTGAGGGCGAGTCGCGGCATTGGCGTGAGCGCACGGTGGTCTACGTGATGCATCCTCGCCTGTGCGAGTTCGATGTGCCGCTCGCGGAGACGATCGACGACGCTGCTCCAGCGGAGGCGACAGCAGTCGGGGCGGTCGATCCGCGGGCCAAGCTAAACGCGGACCAGATGAAGATCCTCTTCGGGATGCTCGAGGAGGGGATGACGAAGACCGAGGCCGCTCGACATTTCGGAGTGTCGCGCAAAACCATCGGGCGCATCTTCCGCCGCAAGCAGGAGGCGGACGCGGCGGAGGCCGCAGAGGCGGCGGTCGCCGATGAATACTAGCGTGACCGCATGGTACTGCGTAGGGTCGGCACTTGACCCGAGTCGGCTTGGTCTCCGGCTCACCCTGGTCTTCCTTTCGTACGCGAGCCCCTCGGAGTCTTCGGATGCTGAGGGGTTTCGCAATTCAAGGCAGAGCGCCGCGTCCCCGCCTAGTGGTATCCTCTGGTCTTCGCTGACTGGACCACGGAGACCGCGATGAAATCAGCCAAGGCGATACTCCGATGAGCCCGCACCCTGGCGTCTACGCATGGGTGCCCGGCAAGCCAGTCCCCTGGGCACGCCCCCGGTGCGTCGTGCGTGGGAAGTTCCCCTCGTTCTTCGAGGACAAGTCGGTGACGGCGTATCGTCGCGCGATCGCGGACACACTGGCCGTAGCGATGTCGGATCACCCGATGATGACCGGGCCCCTGTCCGCGTCCATGACGTTCACGTTCGAGCACCCGGCGGCCCAGTGGCGCAAGCGCACGCCCCTGCGGCGCGCGTGGCGTCCCAAGCGACCAGACATCGACAACCTCTCCAAGTGCGTCCTTGACGCGGCAGAGGGCGTCGTCTTCGAGGACGACGGGGCGATTGTCGAGTTGAACGTCCGCAAGATGTCTTGCGCCCAAGGCGACGAGCCCGGCCTCGTGGTGTCGTTCCGAACGCTCGAGCCGCTGGACGCGGTCGGATGACGACGCGCGCCACGACGCCGATGTGTCGAGACTGCACGAGCAGGATTGCCACGTGGCCCTCGCACATGCGGCAGTTCTGCTCGATACGATGCGCGGCCAATCACGCGGTTGACTCAGTCGAGTGGTGCCCGCCGTGCTCGTCGTGGGAATGCCCCTCGACCCACAAGCACCTCGCCCCTTCTGCCGCGCGCCATCGGTCGTCGGTCGCCCGTCGGCTCCTTGCCATTGTCAAGAGGACTTCATAGATGACCAAGTGCCACAAGTGCGGAACGAACGTAGTCAGCGAGCACTCAAGGAGGTCAGACGCGAAGCGGCGCCGCAATCCTGAGCGGCTCCTGTATCAGAACGCGTACCGGCGCGGCATGTACGACGGTCTCGCTGGGAACCCGCGAAAGAAGAACGAGCACGCCGCCTACGGCGTCGCGTACGACACTGCTGCCGCCCGCCGGACGCCTGACGCCTGACGCCTGACCGATGATCCTACGCCCCTACACGAGCGATCAGCGGCGCGTACTGGCGCGCGTCGCGATCGACATGCGGCGCGCTAGAGTCCGGGTGTTCACGCCCCGTCCCACCATCTCCGCTGACGGTCATCCGTCATCCGGCGACGAGAGTCGTCGAGCCATCGGCGCTGCGAGTCATCGCGAAAGACTGGATCGTTGACCCGCGACGTCAGCTCGGTCCCGGCCACGGCCTGAGCCCCGCCGGACGTCATCAAGATCGTCGCTGTGAATGTCGGAGGGTCGAACGTCGCGCTGAGTAGCCCCGCCGCTGAACCGGCCAAGGCGGCAGCCGTCGCCGTGAACGTCGGGACGCCGGTGAAGGCCGCCGACGTGGACCGAGCCCCTCCTGCCTCCACGCTGGCCGACGCCGCGAATGTGGGGGGAGTGTGAGTCGCGGACGCAGGGGCGGATGCGCCACCAGTCGCCACAGACGCCGATGCGTCGAACGCCGGGACGACGGACGATCCGGATGCGACCGCGGACGCGCCGCCCGCCGATGCGACCGCCGACGCGGAGAACGTGCCAGCCCCGACGAATGACGCCGTCGCGGACGCAGCTCCTCCGCCGGACGCTCCCACCACAGTGGTCGCGGTGAACGTCGGGGGAACATGAGATGCAGATGATCCGGAGGATGAACCTCCAGACGCCCCGGACGCTGTCGCAGTGAACGTCGGGGGGGAGGAGCTCGCCGACGCGGACGAGGACGCTCCTCCGGCGCTGACTGTCGCTGAAGCCCCGCCCGGAGCCGCTCCGAAGTCCCCGCCATCGAACGAGTCCACGACCCCCGCTCTGTACCCCAGCACCCCGACGTGCCCCGAGCTGCGAGTCGTGCCGGGCGTCGCGGGGCCGTAAATCGTCGTTCCGTTGTGCTTGATCGTGACTTCTGTCCCGACCGCCTCGATGTAGATCGTCTCTCCGGCGACGTAGGCCGCCGTCAAGGTGTCGATCGTCACCGTCCCGGAGTAGAAGCGGATGCTGGCGCCACTCTCGCGCATCGCGAGGTATCCGTCCGGCTGCCCCGTACCAGCGTACGCACTGTCGATGCGGACGCCGACGCCGCGACGGCCGGTGCTGCCGGAGTTGTTGACGACCTCGGCGCTCTGATCGGTTCCGCTACTGCCGATGACCGCTACGGCGTAGGTGCTCGCATCCCCGACGACGGCAAACCCGTTTCCCTCGACCTCCGCAACGCCCGTCCCGCGCAAGACGTCCCACATCCCGCCGCCCGTGTCGGACGCACGCCCGTCGATTTCATCGCCGTTCGTGCCGCTGAATGCGTCGGTGAACCGGGTGCCGTGAGCAGGCGCATCCGTAGCCGCGAGCCACGGAGGACGCACGCCCCCGAGCGCGGTTCGACGGCGAAGCACCCTCACCACGGACTACTCCTCGAAGTCCATCCAGAACGTGCAGTTCACCGTGACGCCCGCGGTGACGCGGATGCCAAGTCTCCCGCCGCCCATGATCGTCTTCCCCGGGTGCGAGTAGATGACGTCGAACGACCCGCCCTGCGGGTGAACCTCGTGCGACTCGATGATGTCGCCGGTCGTCGGCTCAGCCGTGGCGGTGTGCCGCGCCGTGGTCTGGAGCGTCTCGTCATCGGTCTCGTCGATCTTGACCGGCGTCAGAGCCGTCGTCGTGCCCGCCGTCGTCTGCCGCACAAGCTCCACGAGGACCGGCGCTTCGGTCGCGACGATGCCTGCGAGCGACACGCCCCAGCCCTTGAGCATGACGCGGTGATTAGCCGCTGCGATGAGCTGCCCGATCGTCTTGGCTGCTGTGCCCGATGCGATGGCGCTCCTGGTGATGCTGCCGTGAATTCCAGCCATGACGGCCTCCTATGAGTTCTTCGAGGATTGGTCGCCCATGAGGACGGCGCGGTGATGTCGTACGGAGCCGCCGCTTCCGCCCGCCGACGGCTCCCGCTGATACGCGCCGACGTCCGAGTACGCGATTAGCCCCGCCGACTCACCGGGGGCGCCGGAAATCAGGCGGAGGTTGCCATTCGCGGCGTCAACGAAATCGGTCGCGATGCCGCCCGTGTCCGTGGTGATCTCGCCGACGTTGAGACCATCACCGATGCCGTTTCGTGGAGTCACGTTGTCGCGCGTTCGGTTGTTGATCTCGATGACGGCATTGTCCGCCGTCGCGGAATACTGGCTATCGAGCCACGTCGCGCAGTCGGTGACGTGATTGTCCATTAGGATGGGAGCCACGATGAACGCCTCGCTCGGGAAGCGGACGGCCTCGTCGAGGTTGTAGAACGTGCAGCTCTTCACGACGCACGGCAGCGCGGTCGCCTCGAAGGCGATCCCCACGCCGTTGTTGTTGCCAATGACCACCGACTCGCCGACGAAGCCGTTCTGTATACCAATCAAGGGCGAGTCGGCGGTGCCCTTGACGCGGCAACCGATCACGCTGCAAAGCGTATCTCCGTTGAGTACGAAGGCGTAAGCGGTTCCCGAGCACTCAACGTCGCTGTTGATGGCGTAGAGCTCGTTGTCGCCGCGGCACCCGTAAGCCGCGGAGCTATTGGCCATGTTCAGGATCTTGCACGAGACGATGCCCCAATAGTCCGAGGATGAACCGCCAACCAACGGGGCCGCCACGGATCCGAAGATGTTGAGGTTCTGGAGGATGCTTCGGGTCGAAGGGGTCAGCGTCCCCGTCAGCGTAATCGCCGGGAAGTTCGTCGTGTCGAGCGTCCCGTCTGCGTTGCGCCCCTGCCCTTCGAGGTCGCCTATTGTGGAGTTGTATCCGCGAAAGATGACCAGCGCAGCCGCGGTGCCAGCATTCGAGATCGTGTCCGCCCCGAGAGAATACGGCCCGTCCGATTGGACGTTTACGCGATCCCCTGCCACAGCGCTTGTCAGTGCCTCGGCAAGAGTCCACGGATCGCCTGACGTGCCCACGCCGCCACCGCCCGCAGCGTCGGTCACATACCGCTCGGTGATCGCCATCGGCCTACCTGAGCGTCCGAACCGTGGGCTTGCTCACCACGCCCGCTACGCCCGCCGCGTCGAGGTTCGCCTGGATGCCGAGCAGCACCGTCATCATGCTCGTGATGTCCGCGCCCGAGAGGATCGAGTCGCCGTTCGCGGTGCGCCCGTCCTCCAGGATGTCCGCCGCGTCGCTCGGCACAAGCGCGGCAATCTCCGAGAACCATTTGGTCGTAGCGGCGTCGATGTCACTCTTGAGATCCCGCACGCGCTCAGAGAGCGGGCGAATGGCCTCGTTGCTGAACTTGACTGCGCGAGGGTCCGTGATTGGGGGCATGGTTACTCCTGGATAGCGATGAAGTCGTTGCCGTCACCGGGATCGCCGGTCAACCGACCCGCGGCGACGGGGATCTCTCAAGGAGCGTCACGCCCAGCCCTTGCGAGCCATGGTGCGCCGCAGGAACGCGCGCTCTGCGTCAGCTTTCCCAGACGTGTCATCACGTATCGCCTGGAGGCGCTGGATGATCGTGTCGCGCCCGTACGTCGATGACGCCTTCGCGTGGACCTCAGGGTCCGGGATCGTTGCGCTCGCCGCGAGTCGGCTGGCCCGTTTCTCCATGTTCCAGATCATTCGACTGGCTCGGCGTCTTCTGCGGCCTCGCGAGCGGCTAGCTCGGCGTTCTTGCGGTGCCGGGACAGCGGCACTGCCGCGAACTTGCCCATGGCCCGCTGCTCGGCCGTCGGGGACTTGATCGCGGCATACGCAGCAGCCAGGCGCTTCCTCATCGACATGGCCCGCTCGTCTCCAGCCAGTGCGCGCACGACGACCTTGGCGATGTCGTGCTGAGTCGTGAGGCAGATCTTCTTCGTCTTCTCGGTCATGGTGTCTCCTACTCGTCCTGCGGAACGGTCATCGTGAGTGACGTGATGGAGACTACCCCGCCAGCGACGATCGACTTATCGGCGAACGTCATGTTCGGCGTGTCGGCTGCCTCGCCAGCAGTCCCCTGAAGGACCACGTTGTCGTCCGAGTCGAACTCGCGGAAGTGCCCCGCGTCGCCCGATCCGTCGGCGGACGAGTCGTTGGCGATAGCGTTCGCTGTGGCGACGCCGATCACCGAATCCCCGAAGGCCGGGTCGGCATTCACTAGCGTCGCGAGCAACGTCCCGCTGTTCGCCGCCGCCGGTGTCGCAGGGGGTGCCCCCGTGCGGACCTCGATGTAACCGGCGCCAGCACCCCCGTCAACGAGATCGACGATCGCGTTGGAAGCGGCGTTGCGGGAAGCGACTGAAATCTTGGTCTCGAGAGCCATGGAGTTCTCCGGGGTTGGTCATCCCATGATCGCGCACCGGGCCGAGGCGCGCAACCTACGAGGTCGTGACCTTGGTCGGGGTGTGCGGCTCAGGCGTCTGGTCGTCGTAATCGACCTCGACGTCGGGGCGGGGGTCCTTGGCGTGCGCGTGCCACAGCGACCGGTCCATCGCGCCGGGGGACGGGACGATGACCTTGACCTCGGTCCCTGGGGGAGGATCGGGATTCGTGACCGTGTACGTGACGCCGCCCGCGAATGCCTCGGCCTTGGTGACCTTGCCGGTGATTGTTGCCATGGGTCAGTTCCCCTGCTGGAGTAGGTGATAGCGTTCACGCAACGTCGCTGCGTGGTCCGCCTTTGTGGCGATCAGGTCAATGACGACCTCGCGCATCCACTCGACCTCCTCTGGGAGACCGCTGGCCGCGATTACGTCATCCCGAACCTTGTCGACGTCGTCCGAGAGTCGGCGATACCACTCGACCTCTCGGTCGTTCATTCGCCTCTGGGCGTCCTTGAACGCGTCGTCCTGGCCCCGCTGGTACTCGGAAGTCTCGACGCGCGCCAGGAACGCCTGCGAGAGGCGCGTCGTGCGTGCATCGTTCCTCTCTGTGTCCTGGGAGATCGTCGTTCCGAACGCGCCTCCCACGAGGCCGATGATCGTGACCGTGAGGGCGATTGGAGCCCAGTTGAACTTCCGCAGGTTGTCCGCGTTGATCCGATTGCGCTCGATGCGCTCCTCGGCCAGCCGCCGATCCGCATCCATCCTCTTTCCCATCGACGAGAACTGGTGCTGTTGGTCTGCGATCAACCGCTCGAAGCGGTCGTTCGTGTCGCTCTCCATCCGCTCGACGCGAGCGGCGACGGCGTCCAGGGACGCCCCCATCTTGGCGAGTTCGCGGCCAAGCTCGGCCGGGTCGTATGCCGGGCCGGTGATCTCCGGGGGCACCGGCTACTCTGCGTCTTCGTCGGGCGCGCTGCGCTCGTCGTCGGTCTTCGCAGCAGCGGTAGCCTTGATGGTCTCGGCCGGGTCGGCGACGACAGTATTCCCCGCGCCGGGGGAGGCGATGTTCACCGTCTGGCATCCGGCCAGGGCGAGGCCCGCGATGAAGAGGGCGACCGCTGGATAGATCCCGGTGGAGATGGTTGGCGTGGCCTTGATAAGTCCGGACATTGTCTCGTCCTCCGTTCGGTGGATGGCCCCATGATCGGGGCGATTTTGGAAGCCTACGTGTCAGACGGGCCAGCGGCGTACGCGGTCCAGTCCCACGGCTTGGACAGCGGATCTATGGTGCCTCCGGTGACCCCGACGACGCGCGCCAAGTAGTCAGTCCCAGCGACGAATCCGTTACCGGCGACCGGGACGAACGAGAACTGCACGCGCGCCTGCACCGATTGGTACAGGAGACTGGCGTCCGTTTGAACGACGCCGAGGATCTTGCGCCTGGCCGTAGACTCGCCCGCGATGTAGAGGAGGAGCCGGACCTCGTCGTAGATCGACAGATCCACGCCCTCGATCTCGTCAGCGATGACGTCAGTGATGAGGCCCATCCACGTCGCGAGGTCGCCCAGGTATAACTCCCTGAAGACCTCTGCGTCGCGCTTCTCAGTTCCGACGTGTGGCATGGTCCCAGGGTAGCGCGGCGCGGCAGATCACGATACCCGCTCGATGACGGGGGGGCTCACCTGGCGCCTCGACTCTTCCGTCCGTGCCTCAGTAGATCCCCCACGAGGAGCCATCCCATATGACCGTCGCCATGTCGTACTGGCTCGCAAGCTCGAGGGTTGGCAGGCCGTCGATGAGCTCCGAGCCCTCGCCCAAGATGAGCACCTCGAACGCCGAGCCGTCGATGCGCTTGACCTGGTACTGCTTGCCAGCGGCCAGCCCAGACGGGAGGACGCATTCGACGTCGTTCCCCGTGGCGTCTACGCGGATGACGTCCGATCGCTCACCGACCGTCGTGTCGGCAGAGATGTCCTCGAAGGCGACGACGCGCGCCGTCTCGGCGCCGGTGACGACCTCGCGGACGACCGTTTCCGTCCCATCCGCAGCAACGTACTTCTCCGTATACGTCCCGGTGTCTTGGTTGTACTCCATGACCTCGCCGCGGGGCTTACCGTCGGTCAGGTCGGGAGACCCGTGCGCCATCTTGACGCCCGGTCCCCAGATCACCGACGTTTCGGAGATGTCCAGGTCATCCGGAACGTACCCGGCGCCCACGTCCGTCAGGTCCACCTCTGGGGGGAGGATCATCATGCCTCCGCTCGCCGTCCCCCCGGGGCTTCGGGACTTCCCCGGCTCCTGCGTGTACGCATGCCCCGACGACTGCTCGCCTGGGTTCATGTACTGCGGCGACGCGGTGGCCCCACCTATCTGGACGCCGAACGAGTGACCGCGCCATACGAGAGGTGCGTTCTTGCCGAACCACTTTGCCTGGTTGGGGTCGAGCCCCGGATAGTGGGGGAAGTTGGGCAGCCCGTGCCCGTACAGCGGCGCGCGACCGCCGAAGATCGGCGATGCGAATTCGAGGTGAGTGTGCGCCCGCCGGTCGGTCGCCCCGAGGTCTGACATCTGCCCGCTGAACATGATCTCGATTGTCGGGACATCGACGAGCGACTCGCCGTCCTTGCCGTCGGGGATGACCTTTCCCTTGCCGAGCCGGTATCCGCCGCCGTACGCGCCCCCGTGGCCGGGGAATACCTCGAACGGGTATCCCCCGTCGTCCCCGTCGTCCTCCTCGCCCAGGCGGATCGGGCGGCCCCCTGGGTTCGGATGCGGGGCATGCCCTGTGCCCTTCGTCCATCCCTTATTCCCAGCACCTCCCGGGTCGTCGTCGCCGTCATCCTCGTCATCCTCGTCATCCTCGTCATCCTCGTCGTCGTCCTTGTCCTTGCCCTCGCCGTACTTGTAACCGCCGCCGCGCGCTCCACCGGCCTTCGGGATTGGATCCTTGACGCTGTCTCCACCGGCCCAGTCGTCGTCTGGGTCGATGACGCCACCATTCCCACCCGGCTCGGGTTCGCTGCCAGCGCCCCCGTCCGACTGCCCCCCGCCATCGCCTCCACCGTTAGCCCCGCCGCCCCCCTTTGCGGGCACTGGGGTTCCCGGTGGGCCAGCGTCGGTCCCACCGTCGGCCCACTTGATGCCTTCGCCAGGGGCGGCCCCGAGGCCGAACTCACCGACGCCCTCGCCGTCTCCCTGGATGTACGAGACCCCACCACCGTTGCTCCCTCCGAACCCAGGAAATGGGGTGCTGCCGGGACTAGTTGTTGGTCCGCCGTTCGGCGATCCTGGATTGCCTGGATTTCCCGCTGTTGGCCCACCAGAGTCCGGCCCGCCGGTGATCGGGCCTTTTATGGGGCCAGTCCCTCCGCCTGGGTTATCGGCTACAGGGTCCTGGGGGACGTCTACGGGCTCCTCCCCGCCGTCCTCTCCGATGATGGACGTCGTCCACCATTTCCATTTTCCCTGTTCCGTCTTGGATCCACCGTCTCGCGGCCACTTGTACTCCTGCCCTGCGTCCCATCCCATGTGAACGAGGACCGGATATGTCGAGTCGCCCGGGTCCGGCCAGTCCTCCTCGAACTGCATCGGTCCGTCGTGATCGAGGATGCGGAAGAACGACAGGCCAGACAAGCCGACGGCCGAGATCGTGTTCCCATCCGCGTCCGATCCCATCGTCTGCTTGCCGAGGACGTCGATCGGCCCACCGTCTCGGACGCTCGTCGCGCCGAGCATCGTCTTTGCTCCGTTGCCGCCCTTGTCAGCGACGAGACCGCCGATGCCTCCGCCCTGGCCGGTCACGCCGATGTTCCACGCGAGCGAGTTGGCGCGATTCCCCTGGAACGACAGCTCTCCCGATGGGCGACGAACCACGCGCATCATCGTGGACAGAGACGCGCCCCGCGACTTACTGATCGACCCGCCGACGAGGTCATGCACGTCAGTGGACATCAGCTCAGGCCCGCCCGCATTCGATGCGATCAGGCGCGGGTCGCCATGGAGGAAGACCGGGGCGTTCGCCGTTTCGTCGGTGCCGCCGATGACCGCCCCGATCGTCCCTCCGGGGACATAGCCCCACGGGGACTTGAGGGACCGCTCGCTGAACCGATCATCCTCGGAATACCCCTTCAGGATCGGGAGCATCTTTTGTGACGGGGGCGCGTAGGTCTTGTTCTTCGTCGGCTCCGGGGGGAGCTTGGGCTTGTCCGATGTCGGCGATCCGCCCTGGTTCCCGTACCTGCTGGGAGGGTTTGTCTTGGGGTCGACGCTGTTGCCACCGCCCGTGATCGGCCCCTTCGGCTTGCGAGATTCGATCGGAACCTCGCCCGCTGGGCTCTCGCCGCTCCCGCCTCCGCCTCCGCCCTTGACGCGCACGGCGTATGCTGACGACCACGAACCGACGAGCTCGCGCTCCTCCCCTGCGGGCCAGTAGACCCAGCAGTTCCAGTCCCCACGCGTGCTCGGATCTTCGAGGTAGTGCCCAAGTTCTCCGGCCGACGTCAGTCGCCCCTTGACGCGCACGCCGAAAACGCCAGCGCGCATATGCAGGGGCAGGCCGCGGTCGGCGAACCCATGATCTTGCATGGCGATGATGCCCAGTCCGTTCGGGGTGAGGGACTCGTTTAGCTTCGACATGGGGGTTACGCCTTCCCTGGGTTCGCGAGCCGCATCAAGATCCGCCGCGTCGAGTTGGGTAGCAGGGACAGGAGCGACGGGGACTGGATCACGTCCGGCACGTTTACGTTCGTCGTGACCGCCCCCCGCGCGCCGACGGCGATCTCGACCGACTCGATGCGCCCGCGAGGGTAGAACCCCGCGATGACCTTGCCCGCCGCAGAGCCGACCACGCGATCGGCATAGGTCGCGTACGCAGCAGCGGCGGCAGCTCGAGCGATGGCCTGCAACGATCCGGCCCCCTGCGCGTCGCGGTCAAAGTTGACCGTCAGCTCTCGGATGACCTCGGGATTCGCGCGCGAAGGATCATCGTCATTGCCGATGCCGAGGATGTGGTAGATCGCATCCTTGTCGTCGTCATTCCATCGCACGCGCGCACGCTCTGACCCGCCCCCGATGATGATCTCCAGGATGGGTCCATTCGCCTTCTGGAGCCCCTCCTGCATCGCCTCCGGGAGGAGGGATGCGACGTCGTCGGGAGACACCACGACGCGTTCCATCTGGTCATCGTTGTTTGGTGACGCGGGGACCATCGTGACGATCGCGCTCATCTTGTAGTTGCGGACGAGCTCTGGGATGGCGCCCCTCTCGGTGACGCAGTTGAACCCGAGCGGTGAAACGCGGTCGGTGATGTCACCGGACGGGCCGGGGAATTTGGGCAGCTCGCCCGCCGGGGGATCTCCCTTGCCTCGAATGCCGATCATCGACGGGAACGTCATCTCCCACGTTCTCGATTGGTCGATCTTCCAGTCGAGGTGGAACACTCCCTGATCGTGGTCGGCGATGACGAGGCGGCACGGCGCGGCGCCGACTGACGAGTCGATCTTGTCAGACACCGGGAACCCGGCGACGTTCACGATGTAGGGGAGCGCCGCATTCTTCGCGGCGGCCTGGAGGAACCGCTGGCTCGGCAGCATGGCCCAGTCAGTGAACACCACTGCCGGGGCGCGCGACCCGTCCTCGGGGTTCACGGTGCCGATGCGGTGCGCGTGCCACGACAGGCATCGGTCCATGAACCGCTGATTGATGCGGAACGTCCGGCGGAAGTGCGTCTGGATCGCGCCGATGCGCGACCCCCAGTCCGAGTCAGGAGATGCGTTGCCGGACAACCGGGCGAGCCCCCAGATGTCGATGAACGGGACCATGGCCGCCCGGATGTCGTCGATCGTCAGCGCGCCGAACACTGGCAGAGGATCGCCCGCCCACGAATCGAGCGCGTCTCGGAACGTGACCCACGTCCCGCGAACCACCTCCTGCCCGTCCACGGTGCCCGCGAAGTCGGGATAAGGCATCACGTTGTGAGCGAATATCGAGTTCGGATCGGCGTATCGGTTCGTCTGCTCGTTGAAGTCCACGCGGACCTCGACCTCGCGCTGGAAAAGAACATGGACCTCGGACGGCCGGATGTTGTTTCGTGACACCATGGCGAGGTGCCCGAACCCGTCTGCCTCGACGCGCAGCGCCTGGGACTCGGCGCCCGACGCGGTCGAGAACAGGTGGACTCGCCCGGCCTCGTCAAGCGTGATCTGTCCGTCAGGCATGTGGGCGAGGATGCGCTTGATCGCGTCGGCCCCGTTGTCCTGGATCTCCACGTTCTCGAACGGGACGACGTCGAACTTCAGATCGCCGTCTTTGACGATCCGCGCAGACGAGGAGCCGCCGGGCTCGTGCTGGATGGCCTCTTGGAATATCGACTCAAGCGCATCGGTGGCCGTCCACGGCGGAGACTCGCGGCTTCCGTTCGGCAACGAATACGGGGCATACCAGAGGTTCGGCGCTACGTCCGTCAGCTCGCGCGTATTGTCGGCCGCGATGCGCTTAAACCCGACTCGCCGGCGGATGTTGTAGCGGCGCGTGATCGCTGCGTAGGTCCACCAGTAGCGGCGATCAGCGACGACCACGCGGCCCTCGTGCGGGTTCATGCCCGGCAAGTCGCCGATGATGTAGAGGTTCTCGAACGTCGTCGTCGCCGCGTCGTCGCCCGAGATCACGAGACTGACTGGAGCGTTGCGGTCCCGCAGGAGGTTCGCGTGGTTGAGGGTCAGCGTGAACGTCCGCACGTGAGGAATGACGCCGGTCGTCAGCGTCCAGCCATTCGACCCGGACACGAGGCACGGGAACCCGTCGAGTAGGCACTTCGTCGTTGACATGGATTACCCCGTGATGTCGGCTGCGTTGACGGCCCATGCGCGATCGGTGAACGCGACGAGGCGCGTCAGGTCAACCGTCTGACCTCCGAGTCCCGGCACACCGAACGAATACGCATCCGCGTGGCCGTGGCGCTTGACAGGATACCAGGCACCCGCCCCCGGCGACTGCGGTGACGTATGGGGCTGCCCGCCGTTGCGCGTCCTCGGCGCAACGCCGTCCACGCTCTCGCGACCGGCCACCTTCTCCAGCTCTGCGAATGCGTCGGCCTTGGTGTGCGTGCCCGTCTTCACCACGTCGATCGCGATGCGCCGGATGTACGTGCCCGGACCCTGATACACGAACTTCGAGAACGGCTGCCCGGTCCATGCGTGGATGAGCTGCATCCCAAAGTCATGGTCGTCATCCCACGTGATGCGGGCCTGAACGTACGTGTCAACCGGGACGCCCATGCAAACGACTGTGGCCTCAATGCGATTCGAGTCGGGGAAGAACCGCGGCTCGGACGATCGCACGGCGACGGACCCGTCGAAGAACGACGCGATCTCGTCGATGATGAACCCCTCGATGTCGTCCCACTTGGACTTCAGGTCGGTCGTCTCGTCCTTGTCGATCGTGGCCGCGTACGTCGCGACGATGTCTGCCATGGGGGTCGTCGAGAAGGTATCGTCGCTTGTGGCCTCGATCGTATTGGTGCGCGTCGCGATTTGCAGCACCTGCCCGATGATCGAGGAATCATCGACGCCTCCGCCGCCCTGGTCGAATATGACCTCGATCAGCGTGCGACGGAATGACAGCGCCGCGTCGTTCGTGTCGTGGGTTGACTGGTCAGCAACCTGCTCGAACGTGCCCGAGCCGATGGCCGTCAGAACGGACGTCTGGAATGCGTCGATCTTGGCATCGAACTGCGCACGCGCACGCGTCGAGTCAACCGCCGTGTACGTGCCGACGATATTGACGGTGCGAATTCCAGCCGGGTCAGTCAGCACCTCGACGTCATAGTTCCGCAGGCCCTCGGACTCCTCGTTGTACGCCGCAGGGGATCCCCATTCGAGTCGGCATCGGTAGATGCGCGTGCGGCCTGTGTCGCCCGGGTCGCCCACCTTCATGATGAAGGGGACGGGGTTCAGCGCCGTCGCGTCGTCTGGAGACACATCGACGAGCTTCGAGTCTCCCTGCTTGATGACCAGCGCCTTCCACGGCACCGACATCGCATCCTCGAATTCCTCGACCGCGCCCTTGAACCCAGACTCGGACTCGGACGAGACGAGAACCTCCCACTCGGCCGACGCCGCCTCAGGCCCCTGCCCCAGGCGCATGTAGCCGGTTGGCTGGAATTTCTCAGACGACCCGCCGACCTCGAGTCCGTTATAGGTGAACGAAAGCTCCCGGCGAATTGCTGCGCTCATCGTGCCACCTCATCCAATCCGAGTGAGTCGAGGACTTTCTTGCGAATGAACGAACCGACCGCGGACGACCCGGCTCGGTCCATGGTGCGCCCCATCTCCTCGGCGACCCGCTCGCGTGCCATCGAGATCCGCTCGGCCTGGAAGCCGATGTTGACTGCGTCGGCCTCCTGCTCGTCCGATGGTGCCCCATGGCCGAGGAGTGACGCCATGGTCAGCGCCCCCGTGCCTGCCGCGACCCCGTCGGTGATCGATGTGTATTTCTGCGACAGGCGAGTAACGCCGCGCCCCACGGCGAAGATGGGGGAGGCCGTTTCGAGTCGGGACAGTCCAGGGACCGGACCAGGCGCACCGAGGTCGAACCCGAATGCCCCCCGAGTGAACCCCCCGACCGACGGCCCCGCGCGGTGGAACGCAGGGGATGCGATGAGGACGGCGGCAACGGCGGCGGCTCCTGCGGCAGCGCCCGCAGCAACCCTGGACCCAGCCGCGCCCGCCCCAGCCCCTCCCAGAGCCGGTAGCGCCTTGGGAGCTCCAGTCGGGGCTCCCGCGGGAACAGATGTCGGGGGACGGACGGTCGGCGACAGTGGCGGTCCTGAGGGCTTCAGGTGCCCCGTCACGCGGACACCGAGTGCGCGCCCCACGATGACAGCGTCGATCAGAGGACCGAGACCGGGGATGCTCCGCCCAGCGTCCACGATCCGAGACGCGCCAGGGGCAACGACGGACTCCATCCCCACCTTCTCCAGCTCGCCCCACGCGGACTCAGGGGGCGGGGTCGGTGAGGGACGGGGAGCAGAGCCTGACCCCTCGGGCTTGGTCTGCGGGTTTCCCTTGCCCCGCTCGTCTCCGCCGCCGCCCGCATCGGTCCCTGGCTTCGACTCGCGGGCCTTCGCTCGCGCGTCGTCGGTGTCGATCTTTACGCGGATCAGCGCGTCGCCGATGATGTCAGCCATGGGGCCAGCCTACAGTCACGACGCCAGTGTCGTGAGGTCAGCAGAGAATTCGTAGTCGCGGATCGCCAGATACCGACCGTCATCCATGACCGACGCCTGCCCGGCGCCACCAGAGCGAATCTGGATATTGACCCCCTCGGCCGCGTTCAGCAGCGCGAGGGAGTCCATGAGGTTCCCCTGCAGCTCAAGAAGGCCTCGCCCGCGAGAGTCCTCGTCCCCATCGACGCGGTGCGCCCCCATGAGGGCGGACGTTCCGCGCGAGTCACCGAGGGCCGTCTGGGCGAGGCGGATCTTGATTGTCTCCTGAACGTACTGCGGGTCTTCTGGGTCGGCGCGAAACGCCCCGACGCCGATGACACACAGGGGCATTCGGTACGTGTTGTAGACCTCGGACTCCGGGGCGAGAGACGCGAAGACAGAGTCGGGGGCGAACACCGGCTCACCGCCCGGATACTGGATCGCCTGGACGATGACGATGATCGCCTCGATAGCCTGGTGAATGTTCATCCGATCCCCTGCGCGGCGATGCGCGCCTCAGCCGCGTCGAGTCGGTCCTCGACTGACTTGACGTCCATCACGTCGGAGTACGCAGTCGCGAGCGCGACAACGATGCGCCCGGCGCGCTCCGCCTCCAGCTCCGACCCAGCGTCGATGAACGCGACTCGTGTGTCGCCGGACATCCCGGCCCACGTATCCCAGTCCAGCACGCCACCGGCCCGAATGAAGTCCTTGGCCGACGCGCTCATATCGGATTGCGCGCTCATTCGAGAGGCCCCATGATCGCCCAGAACGCGACGCCACCAAGGACGACGAGCGCGACGAGAGGGCCAAGCGTGACGACGGCCCACGCTCCAACGGCGACGAGCGACATCATGGCGAGATACTCCCTGGCAGGCCGATGTCGTGAACGCGGCCTTGCTTGTCGGGCGTTGCGCGGAACACGACGCCGAACCCGATCTCTTCGTTCGCGTGGAGGTTCATCTCCGCCGCGTCACGGGGGAGGGGAATCGCCCGGTAGAACCAGACGCCGGGGTGAGAGCTCGCCTTGGGGCGGAAGTACAGCACTCCCCCCTTCGTCTTGCCGAGCAGCGCGCCGGGGCGGTCGCCGCCCGACCTGACGTCGAACTGCCCACCCTGGGGGAAGATCGTCGAGACCGCCGCGGCATCGAAGTCGCGCAGGATCGAGAGGAATACGGGAGACTGCCCGCCGTACACGGTGTCCGTCACCACGCCACCGAACTCCTCGGCCGTGATGTCGCGCGTGCGGACGTTTGGGATGAACCGCGACCCACGTGTAGGCCCGAGCGCCGATCCGCCGTACGGGGCCAGACCGACCGGTGACGTGCAACCGAAGAACAGGTCGCCAGGAACCTTCAGGATGTTCGCAACGCTACTCGCCGCCACTGATGAACTCCTCGACAGCCGAGATTAAGTCTGCACGCATCTCGTCCGTAATTCCGATGAACGGTCGCGGAACGACGTCCGTCTCAAGCGTTTCCGTCTCGAACAGGAACTCGAGCCGCGACCGGTAGAACTTGCCCTGGCTCGTCTTGAGCCACCGTGCCAGCGTATCACGAACGATGTCGGTGACGGGCATCGACGTCACCCCGCCCACCTGGATCGTCTGCGCGTACGGCAGACGCGATCCAATCTCTACTGCGTCCGCGCTCACGATGGCCGATCCAATCGTGTTCTGCAGCGTGTTCGTGTCGGTCCCAGCGGGCCGACGATCGAAGCGCCTCCCCTTGGGGAACTGTCCCTCGGACATATCCGCGACGGCGCCCGCGACGTTGATGAAGTCCACTGCCTGGCCCTGGTTCGGATACCTGGGGAGCCATGTGAGGTCGCCGAACCTCTGAAGCTGGAACGCTTCCTTTGCCCGCGCCCGCACCTCGCCGCCGATGAAGTCGAGCAGAGGGTCGATGTTCTCGATGCGCGCCAAGAGCGCCTCGGCGTCAGCGTCTGTCCGGATCGTGACCTGCGCGACCACGGGTCAGCCGATGAGGTCAGAGTCTTTGGCGGGCGGCGGGTCGGGGATGTAGTCGTCGAACCGACCGGGGGCGAACGGTCCCGGCTCGAGCGCGCGGTCCGGTGACGACGTGGCTGGAATGATGCGCGCGCGAAGCGTGACGGAGGACAGCTCCTGGCGGACCGAGGACTTCCACTGCTTCCACTCGGCCTTCGCCTTGTCGTCCCCGGACTTCGCGAACGTCTTGAGCCGGGCGATCACGCCATCGACCGCAACCTCGACGTGCTGGGCATCGTCCTCGTCGAAGATGCCCGCCTGTTGCGTGACGAACGCTCCGACTACGTCGGCGACCGCCGCGTCGGCGCGGTCCTGGTCGAGCGTCGTCTCGGACAACGCGCCACCCGCGCGCGTCAATTGGATCAGATCCTGCGCGTTGAAGCGGGCCTCGACGGACTCCCATAGAGTCGGCACGTCAGGACAGGTTCCATGACTGCCCAGTCGGGACCGCCGGGAACCATGTATTGTAGACCCGCCACAGCCACAGGCCGATCAGGTTGGCGTCGGTCGCCGAGTCGGACACGTCGAAGCGGTCCTCGATCTCGAATGGCGTCGAGTTTCCGATGATGACCCAGAACGTGTTATCGACGCGGGCGCCCTGCTTCACGATGAAGTCGTCGATCAGCGTGTACCCGCCGGTCGTCCCGGACAGCTCCACTTCGACCGTCGCATCGCCCTCGCCCCATGCGCGCAGATAAGAGTCCACGTTGAACGGGAGTATGAGGGTCTGCCAGCCGGACGCCGCGGCAGACAGGTCCGCGATGGCGACGGTCTTGGACCCGAGACGAACGGTCAAGACGCCCGCGCCCGATCCGATGGAGCGGTTGTACGCGATCTGCACGTACACGGGGCGCGTCGGGTCGAACCGCGCGCCTGACGTCTCGATCGTCTGCTCGAACTTGACCGCTCCAGTGAGGCGGATGCCGTACGGGACATTCCCGGACCGGCCGCCCTCGGTCCGGTACACGTTGATGGAGTCGGCCTCGACATTCGCGAGCGTATCGACTTCCCAGTTTGGGAATGCCGTGATCGCGTCAGCAGCCGTCCCGCGCCACGAGTCGAACGAGGAGTTCTTGAGGATCGAGTTGCGAGCTGACGATGCGAGGACTCGGACGGTTGAGCCCCACCCGATGCGCTCAAGCTGATCGGGACCGGCTGGCTCGCCGCGGATCTCGAACATCTCCTCATGCTTGTCGCCGCCACCGGCGGAGTTCTGGTCGCCGACGCAGAAGATCACCTTCGTCTCCGGCCAGACCGCCTCGATGGGGTGTCCGAATTCATCGACGGTGCACCGCATGACCGCGCCGCCGCCGGTGTTCCCGCCGACCTTCGTGTCGGATGGCGACCCGAACGCCATGACGCGCGCCAGGATGTCCTCCCCCTCCGCGTCGAACGTGCGACGCATCTCGGACAGTCGATACTCGATAGACCCGTCGGGGATCTCCTTGATGTCGCAGTAGATGGACCACAGCGGATCGAGCATCGCCCGCGCAGACCCGATCGTGACGAGCGCGTTCATCCTCGCTCGCTGGTTCTGCGCCCCGTTGATCGCTGCGGACATGGGGCCGGAGGAGAATGAGCCTGCCGCCGCGATGAAGTCCTCGACGTCGCTGACAAGGTTCGGCGTCGCCGTCGAACCAGCCGCAAGAGAGTTGTTCAGGATTGCGTGCGCCTCTTCGAGAAGCGTGCGAATTTCGGTAACGGTCGGCTGGGACATTCGATCCTCCGGGGTGCCCCGAGGTTACCCCGAGGATGGACTGGACGCCACCGGCGGCGCGGTCAGAACGGTCGGGTCTTCGTCGCGGGCGCCGAACCCCATCACGTCCGTTCGCAGGATGTAGATGAAGTCGGCCAGCGGGCGGTCCTTGATGGACGGGCGATACGCGGGCGAGTCGATCGAGAGGAGCTGGTGCCGACGCTTCCCGTTACCACCAACCCCGAAGGGACGAATGATCCGGCGAGCGATCGACTGGAGGCACGCCTCGACCTGAGCATCCGACAACTTGACTCGAGCGCCTGGGTCGATCTTGCCGCCAAACGGGACGCCCTTCTCATCGAACGACGCGGACCCGGTCCACCGTGGGAACGAGATGCCGCCGACGGTGACGTTGTTGTAGGAGCATTCCTTGATGACGCCGAGCCAGTATTCGCGGCGCTTGGCATACACGGCCTCTGGCGGCGGTGTGACGGCGAGCCGGAGGCTGCCGTCCTCGCGGTCCTTGCCTCTGGTGGCGTGGATGTTCGCGGCGGCGTTGACCTTGACATCGGTGTCGGTCGTCTTCGCCTCCGGCGCCTTGGATGGCGTCTTCACGGAGTCGGGTGTCATGTCTGTCTCTCTGTTGGAGGCGGGGACAGGAGTCGAACCTGTAGGGCGTGGGGTATGAACCCTCGCTGGGACCGTCCCTCCCCGTCTCAGTTTGTGAAGTGTGCGGCGATCACGAGTATCAGTCGGATCGCCGCCCGCGGGGTCTCTGGTCAGGCCGCGTTGACCTTGCAGGTAGCAAACGGCACGTTCACGCCGACGCCGAGGCGCGACACAAACTGGACGTACTCCTCGCCCGTGGTCCGGGCGTGGTCCGAGTTGGCCTCCGTGGCGGATGCCTCGCGGATCGGTTCGCGCTCCTGCAAGAAGACGGCCTTCACCGGAGCGTCGTTGCGGAACACGTACCAATCGTTAGTGGTGAGGCGCGACGTGAACCGGAAGGTCACGTTGACGCCCGACACCATGACGGCGTTGCTGATCGCCGCCCCCGTGGTCGCCACTACCGAGTGAACCAGTGGACCCTGGAACGCCTCGGTGAACGCCTGGGTCAACGTGACCGGGGCGTAGATCGTGTATGACTCGTTCGAGACGTCCGGCTCGAAGTAGGGCTGCCCCTTCGAGTTCTGGAACTGCGCCATCCGCGTGACCGCGGAGAAGAAGTCGGCGATGATGTTCGCCGCGGTGACTCCCGATGCAGAGACGATGTTCCCGCCCGACACGCCGAAGCGGTCGCTCGATCCACCGTCCTGGGCCGCGTACAACGCAGCGCCGTCGGGGGCGTTCGGGATGGCCGGGAGCAAGCTGGCGCTGCCCTCGACGACCTCGATGAAGAACCGCGACGGGAGGCTCAGGAAGTTGGTCGCGAGCGAACGCGCCTCCCCCATGAGATCGCCGACGAGGTTGTCGCTGCGGTCGTCCCGCTGCCACTTGATCCGCTTGGCATAGCGGAAGTTCGTGACGGAGAACTGCACCGAGTCGGTGCCTTCCTCGGGGATCGGGTCGCCGAGCGGCCACAGTTCGGGGTACGGCATCGACTTGCGAAGTCCGTAGATCTCTGTCCGCTTGTCGGACGTCACCCCGAGGAGCATCACGTTGCCGAGGTTCTGAAGCACGCCATCGAAGTCCGAGTGGTACGTGTTCCAGAAATCGGACCGGATGCCAGCCACGAGGGTTTCGCCGGTGCGGATGATGGGTCCAGCCATCGTACATGCTCCAGTCTGGGGGTGGTTGGGGGTCGGCCACTATGACCGCTCCCCGGTGGATCTTGCTCTTCAGGCCCGCGTGGGATGCGCGCCGATGCTTCTGTGTGGTTACGCGCCGATGCTTCCGAGGACGTCGATGAACAGGACGTCGGCCGCGTCAGTGACGCGCAGACGGACACCCGCCATGACGTGACCGACGAGATGGCTCGAAGCCGTCTGAGTGATCGAGTACGTGCCGTCGTCGTTCGCGTACACGGGCTTATTGAAGTCCGTGTCATCGTTCGCGAGTGCTCCGACAGCGAGGTCGCGGACCATGAAACCGCCCGGGCAGATGCGCGCGGACGGGTTCGGGGTCGGGGTGGTCGCTCCGAGGACGGCGTCACCGAAGTGCCAGCCGACCATGCGATCGGCATCGGTGCCGTCGTACGGCTTGATCCGGCCCGACGTGGTATCCGCCGAGCAGAGCGAGCCGTTGTAGATCTGGGCGCCGACGAGGACGAGCATCGCCTTCGTGCCGTAGCCCTTGACGTCTTCGGTGCGCCAGTCGGCGTTTCCGGTCAAAGCCATTTCACTTCTCGTTTCTTGGTTCTGGGGTGCGTTGTCGGGCTCGGGTGCGCGCCGTTAGGCCGTCGCGCCCATCATCCTGGGGACGTTGATCTTGAGGAATGCCGCCTTGTCAGACGCCATCCCCATCCCGTCTCGGCGCAGGTCCTCGTACTGGGCCTCCGCGCGGCGGGCGGCGGACAGGTGATCCGGCCCCTGGGTGGCGAACGCCGCCACCTCGGCCGAGTCGCCCGCACCATGAGCTGTTGCGCCCTCGACGGTCGGGGCCGGATCTTCGGGCATCTCGGCCTCGAAGGCCGCGACGATCGACTCGAATGCGTCTGCCGGCAGGCAGGACGAGAACGCCTTGATCTGCCCGAGCGTGTCCTCGGTGAGGTTGTGTCGCTGGAGTCGCTTCACGGCGGCATCGTATCGGGCCGTCTGAGCGTCCTTCGCGTCACGCCCGGCCGCGATGGCGCGCTGAGCCAGCAACGCGCCCTGGGCAGCGAAGTCGTTGCCGGTGCGGGCGGCGGGATCGCCGCCATCCACGCCGGTCGATACGTCCGCGCCGACGATCGGTTTGGACGGAACGACCGCGGGCGGCACGATCGGGGGCGCGTCGGCGGAGAACTTATTCTTGTCCTCGTCGTCCTTGTCCTCATCCTCGTCCGCTGCGGCCTTCAGCTTCGCCTTCTCGGCGAGAGCCTCTTCCTTCTCCTCGTCCGTCATGCCCTCGTATTCGTCGGCATCGTCATCGGGGTCGGATTCGGCCTTGCCACCGGCGAACACGGCGACGGATGCGGCGATGCCAGCAACCATCAGCTTGAGTTCGTCGAGGTCCGCCTTCGTCGCGAATGCCGCGAGGTCGTCGTTTGGTCGGGCCATGTCGTGCTCCATGTGTTCGATTTCGGCGGACTGCGCGGCAGTCGCGTTGAACAGGTATCCTCGCGCTGCTCCTGAATTCACGCAAGCCCGGGAGAGGAAATCTGCCCCGGCGACGGAAACGGTCTCCGCGACCGACCCATTCACGGCGAGGTTCGGGAACCGGAAGAACGGCACCTCGCTATCCAGCAGGGCAATCGAGTTGATCTCGGGCTCGTCGTAGTCGTGGACCTCGACCGACCTGTAGGGGTACCGGCCGTCGCAGATTGAGAAGAACGTCTCCGCGTGGAGGTTCACGAGGTCGCCGAAGATGGCCGCGATGACCTCGCCCTCGTGGGTGATCTTCCGGACCTCCTTGAGGATCATCGACCCTGCCCGCTCAGCGACTGCGCCCGGCTTGTGGTGCCGGATGTGAGCCGGTGCCATGTAGTCGCTCGCCCGTCGCTCGATGTCCTTGGCGAGTGCGGCGCGCAGCCACTCCTCGTCGATCGCGGGGTTCTGGTCGTGCGCGCCCTCAGGCACCTCAGCGAAGAACGGCACGTTGCGGATGTTGTACGTGCCGTCGGGGTTCTGGTCGGACTCGTAGCGGATTGCCATGCCCCCCATGATCCGCGCGCCCGGCGGATCGCGCAACCGGGGAGGGAGCAATTCTCTACGAGTAGAGCGATCCAGCCGTGTTCGCGATGAAGTTGCGATGCGGCCGGAACGACGAGAACTGTGCGGGCTCGACCCGCCGGAGGTTCCCGTTGGCGTCCAGCCAGCCCTTGCGCTTTGCCTCGAACTTGGTCACAGGTCGCATGGAATGACGACAATTATACCCGTAGGGGGTCGTGTGTGTGCGCCAGATGGCGTCCTCGGTCGGGGCGACGAGCCCGACGGCTGCCAAGTGGTTCTCGCCGCCGTCCTCCTTCGCTCGCCCCCGGCGTGTGTCGGCGTCGCGTGACCCGATGACCTGGAACCCGAGCATGAACTTCGAGACGCCCGGCTTGCGCATCTCCTGGAACTCGCCCGCCGTGTACGCGGTCGTCAGGTTGGTCCGGTAGACGGTCTGCGAGTACGCCTTGGACCATCCCGTCATCTCAGCGATGGCCGCCTTGGCGGTCGGGACCGGTGCGCCCTCGTTGGCGAGCTTGGCGATGAACCTCTGGAGACGGGACGTGACGGCATCGTCCACCGATCGCGCGGCGGCGAACCCCCAGCGTTCGTACGCCTTGGCGACCGCGATGCCAGTGCGCGCGAGGATCGGGTGGCGCGAGAGGATCGAAGCGACCGCGGAGTCGAAGCCCACGTCGGGGACCACCGGGAACGCTTCGGACGCGAACGCCGCGACGGTCATGGTGTCCGGCTCCAGATCGTTCAGGGCGGTCCCCGTCTCGACGTCGGCCATGTCGTCCGCGGTCACGCCCTCGGCCCCGAGGAGCAGGTGAACGCGTCGACGCCCGAGGAGGTCGGACAGGACCATCCCCTCCTCGATGATGCGGGCGACGTCAGCGAACGCAGCCTCTTGTCCGGTCCCTCGCGCATGAGAGCCCACGAGGCGACCGATCGCTTCGGTCAGCGCGCGGGGGTCTCGACCCCCCAGAGCGGATAGCTCGGCGTCCACGCGACGTGCGCGGCGCTTGGCCCGCCCCATCATGCGCCCCCTTCCGGCCCCATCGACGGGATGGACGCCAGCGCGCTCTGGCCCTCGATGCCCAGATCGGACAACGGATCAACCGGCGGCTCGATGCCCTCGATCACGTCGTCGGAGTCGGTCGGCATCGTCCATCCGAGTCGATCGTAGACCTCGGACTTCACTAGCGGGATGCCCGCCTGGAGGATCGTCGCAACCTGCGTAGCCGTCTCCGTCGGGTTCGTCGAGTCAACCGAGGTCGCCGTCATGCGGGGAACGAATGCGTCGGCAAGCCCGAGGTTCGCGATCTCCTTGCGGTTCCAGTACCAGATGGCGCGCATCATCTGGTCCGACAGCGCCTCGTAGAGGACCGTTCGGTCATACCCAACCAACGTCTCAGACGTCTCGGCTTCGGTCTCCGCGCGGGCATTCGATCCGACATCGGACCCGCCGCCGGACGGAAGGACCGCCCCGAGGATCAACTGGGTGATGCCCTCATCGAGGTACCGCAGCCACTCGAAGACCTGGGAGTGCCCCGCGCCGCCTGCCCATAGCACGTCGAGCTCATCCTCGACGTCCATGGCAAACGATCCGCCCTGGCGCATGTCCTCGAGCTTGGCGAGATATGCGTCGCGCACTTCCTCGTTATCTAGGGGAGAGCTGGAGCTCGACTTGATCTTTGCGACGACGATGCCGCGCGCCCACTTCTCGAGCCCCTCCAGTCCCTCGCGGAGAACTACGCCCTTGGCGTAGTGGTAGAAATAGATCGCCTCGGCCAGCCCGCGGCCATGCGACAACCGAGACTCCTCGTTGTCGTACGAGAAGTGAATGAGCGGCGCGTTGCGGTGGATCGGCGCCCACGTTGCCGACTCAAGATCGTGCAGCTCGTAGCGCATCTGGAGCTTCTCGCCCGCGGGTCGCTGATCGTTCCATGACGGAACCGGGCGAATGCGCCGCTTGTCGATGTCCGATATGTGGGTCGGCATCCACCAGTTCTGGAGCTTCCCGCCGATCGTCATGGGGACGCGTCGTCCGTTCATGTAGCCCCACGTCTCGCCGAGGAACACTCCCTTGGCGAGGTGGTACCGGGACTGGGTGAACCCGCGGACGAGGTCGATGATCTCCTCCCCGAGCATGGCGGCATCCTCGTCGATCTTGCGCGGGTTCCGCTTGCCGGCGACGACCGACCAGTCGCGGCCAGCGACGGAGTGCAGGCGCTGCTCGAACGCGTGCTTGATGACGGCATCGCGCTGGACCTTCTCCCAGTACTCCGGGTCCTGGGCGAGCGCGTAATCGGGGTCATATACCTCGACGCCGTTCCGGTACGCGACGCCGAGGGCGTGCGCGTAGAGGCGCGAGTTAATCGCGCGCTGGAACATGAACGAGCCGCTGCCCTCGCCGTTGCCGTCGTTCAATGTGGACATTTACCAGCCTCTCAGTCCGTCTCGGCCGCGTTTCCCGCGATGACCGCCACCCGGGACGATGCGCCCCAGGATGTCGTCGTGTTCGCGTGCCGCGTTGGTCTTTGGGCTCCCGAGTATCCGCCGCCGCTCCTTGGCGATGAAGTCGAGGCCCGACGCCAACGCATCAAGCATATCGTCTCGCTTGCCATTGGGGAACGCGCCGGACTCGTCGAGGAACGGAGCGTTCCAATTGGCGCGCACCAGCGACATATCCCCAGCCTGGGCGATCGGCGACGCGGTGGACACGATCCGGAGATCCTTGTCGCCGGTCGGGCGGTACTCCTCGCACCGGAACCCCTCGGCCCCAAGGAGTCGCTCGTATCGCTCGAACTGCGCGATCCCCGCCTGCCCCGGGTCGCGCTGGATGAGGATGGTCACTCCGGGTCCGTCCTGCTTGGCCGTGGCGATCACGGTCTGCTCGACGTCGTGAGGACGCATCTGCACGCGAACGATGTCCTCGATGCACACCGTGTCGTCGCGCCAGTCCCGGGCGATCAGAACGCCCGCCGTAGCGTCTCCGTCAGTCGTGCCAGCGAGATCCCACGACCGGACTCGAAAGCACTCCTTCCGAAAGCACGACTCGACGATGTGGAGCCACTTTCGCTCGAAGAACCCGCCCTCAAGTGGAGCCGGGCGCTGCTGGTACATCGCAGCCCAGAAGTAACCAGCCATGCCACCCACGCGCTTCGCGATCTTCTTGAGGGCCTTCATCGGCCACCGTTCCGGCCACAGGGCATCTCCGATGGAGCGCCCTAGTGGGTCCGGGACCTCCTCGCAGATCGCGGGGATGCGGACGATGTCCCACTGTTCGGCCTCTGGGTCCTCGGCCATCTCCGCTTTCAATCGGCCGATCAGGTCGTCCTCATGCCACCTGGTGTTGTGGACGACGAAGCCCTCGGCCACAAAGCACTCCGAACCGGCGACTGTGATGTCGTACACGCGCGAGCGCCCCGCGGGCTTTACCTCAGAGATCACGTCAATGCGCGGGGCGTCGATGTCGAACTTAAGGAGCGTCGAATACGCAGTAGACGTGATCGGTGCCGGGCTATTGGGTGGGGTGTTCGTGCGCGTGGACTGGCATACCTTGCCGGGGCGCACACCACAGAGCATCGCCACGAGCCTCGCGTCCTCGATGAGCCCGAGACTCCCAGACACGAGGCGCCACGTGTCGTCGTACTTCGGGTCACGCCACCCGTCTGCCTCGCAGAGCCCCTTGAGGAACGCTCGCTGGGATGCGCGGTCAGACCTGAATATCCAATCTGGAACACGCTTCAACAGAGCCCCCACCCCCGCCGTCAGGCCAAGACCCTCCAGTCGACGGCCCGCGCTCGCGCTGTCGACCCGGTAGTAGCCAAAGCGGGTCTCCTTCGGGGTCTTCCCAAGATATCGCTCCATCGAGTCGATAACTCGGGCGTTGAGTTCCCCGTGAACGCCCTTAGCGACGCACACGCACCACGCCCTTGACTTGTAGGTCTTGCCGGTCGGCTTGTAGGTCTGGCGCTTCTCCCACAACGTGACCCATCCGTCTCCCACCATGAAACCAAAGAACCACGCAAAGCCTGGATCGTGCTCCTGCCCACCGATGCGCTCGTTGAGAGTCACGACTCGGTCGCCGCGACTCAGCTCCGATGCCTTGCGCCACGTGCCGTCCTCCAAGAGGAATGGGTGCCGAGCATTCACCCGCAGAGCCAGCCTCCCCCTGGAGGAGGACACCTCCAGGATCTCGTCCTCACCAGAGCACCGGCTGGCAGTGACCTCCCTCGGCTCGAATTCCCCGCCTTCGTAGGCGAGGACCGACTCTCCGGCCTTGATTGCCTCGATGGGGCGCCATGTGCCGTCAGCCATACAGACACGCTCCCCCTCGGCCACGCACATCATGACGACGCAGACGGCCCCCGGCTCGAGGCGCGTTGCCGCGACGGACTGCCACCATTCCCATTGTTTCTCGCGGATGACCTCCGAATGCGCCTCCTCGGCGTTCTTCACGGGGTCGTCGATGACCATGAGGCGGAAGCCACGCCCGGTCAACTCGCCGCCGATGCCCGTGCAGAACATCCCGCCACCGGTCGTCAGCTCGATCTCGGTCGACGACTGCTTCGACTTGTCCATCTTGAGACCGAGAGCCGGGCCGTGCTCTTTGATGACCGAGCGCACCATGCGCCCCCATCGCGAGGCGAACGTCGCTCCGTACGAGATGACCGTGACCCACTCGCCGGGGAACCAATGCAGGAACCAGATCGGCGTCCACTTGGAGACCATCCACGATTTGCCGTGACGCGGCGGGGCCTCGAAGATGATGAACCCGCCGCCCTCGGCGAACTTCTGCGCGATCCGCCGGCCGATCAACCGGGCCATCGGGTGCCGGATGAACTTCCTGTCGAACGCCGCCGCGGTCCTGTCCGGCGTCAGGAACTTGAGTGAGTCCTCGACAGCCGCCGCGGTGGTCGCGTCACTTGTCGAGTGCATCGGCCAGATCCAGCGCCTGCGCGAGCAGCGCCGGGTCGGACATGATGCGAGAAGTATCGACCGACTCGGTGGCGGCGTCCTCGGCGGACGGGGCTCCGCCTGGGCCAGGGGACGTCATCACGACGACGTGGCGCTCGGCGGCGGCTGCCATGTCGGCGAGGGCCTTCACGTCCGTCGCGCGGATCACCGGGGCCTCGACGTCAGGGTCGGACTCATGCCGGTCCTGGGCATCGGATATGTGCTGGAGAGCCCGTTCCGCGACGCTCTGGGCGGTGGTCGATAGCGACATGTGGCGACGGATAAAGTCCGCGCGCTGAGCCCGCAGATCGTCGAGGACCGTGACGGCCGCGGAAGCGTCGAATGCCCGCGCTCGCTCGCGCCACTGGTGCGTCTTCGCCCAGTCCGCCACATGCATCGGGCGAGATCCGGTGACGCGTGCAGTCTCCGCGATCGACCGCTCGCCCCCGTCCACAGCCTGAGTCAGGTAGTGGATGAAGGCGAGGTGGTGGGGCTCAGGTTCTTCGGGGCGGCGTGCCCACGCGGGGGCGATGTGGTCGGTCATGGTGCGCCTTCTTCATCATCGCGATCCCTCCCAGGGGTGGAACAGCGATGCGTTGACGTCGTCGAGTAGTTCCTCATCAGCGTCGCGCAATGTGCGCTGTACGTCAAGGGCGGCGGCGCGGCGCGACATCTCCTCGACCCGTCCGGGGGGCGGGCTCATGCCCTTGCGAATCTGGCGTAGGTCCATGAACGGCAGCGTGAGGATCATCGCGTGCCGGGCGCCTGGGTCGCTCATCCGGTGCGGGTCATCGTCGGCCGGGTGTCGTGCCATGCCTTCCAGGGTAACAAGAACGGGCGACCCCTTGCGAGGTCGCCCGTCGTCGTGTAGTCGCGTAGAATGCGGTGGTCATTCCTCGCGAGCGCGCCCTCGCGCGCCCGCCTTCAACGTGTAAACGCTCCCTAGTCCGCCCGAGGCGTGCCCGATCAGTCGCGTGAAGCGAACCGGGAACATCCACTTGCGATCCGAGATCACGGAGAAGTCCCTTCGGGTATCGGCGACCCCACTAGCCGTTGCCTGGTATCCGAATGCCATCGCGACCTGCGCCTCTGTCGCCACGCCGCCGTTTGCTCGCACGGCGGTTGTGAATCCATGCTCGATGCGCGACGCTGTGGCTATGTCCAGAGGGACACAGGGGCGATGCGGTCGGTTGCTTTCCTTGCTCTCGATGTCGTCCACGACGGGGACGGATGCACTCTGTGATAGGGGTCTTCCGTCGAACTGGTAGATAGTCTTGGCTGATCCTCCGCCCCGGGCTTCCGTGATCTGAGGGTCGATCGAGTTGGCGCGCTTGAACTGCCGCGCAACTGTCTTCTTGCTCCTTCCGATCGCCTTGGACATCTCTGCTTGAGAGAGCGGTCCGTTGGCGAGGACCTCCGCCCACCTCGAAGCGATCTCGGCGGAGGTCTCAGGTCCCCAACCGTTCGCGGCGCACACTTCGCTGACCTTGCGAGTTGGACTGGAAAGGCGGAGTGAGTCTTTCGTGGCTGACGCCGCCTTTCCGGACCCGCCACGGTCCGCGCCGCGTCGTCGGCGCAATCGGTCCGTGGCGACGCCAGCCCCCACGTGAGTCACGACCACCATCGTCGCCGGTCGTGCCCCTGTGTGGCGAACCTCCCTCTCGATGAGTCCGGCAGCCGACAGGACTGCGGTGGCGTGATCCCGGAGTATCCGCGCATGAGTGTACTGCATCCTTTTGCTGCGCGGACACAGGTCCGCGACGACGTGGGCTGCGATCATTGACTTCACGCCACCCGATCCGATCTCGGCAGCGATCACGAGGATGCGCCACGCGGCATCCTCCACCACTGCGAGGTCTGGTATGTATTCCATGTTCTTGGTCATGTCGGTTTCCTCGTGGCAGACAGGAGCGGTCCGTGTAGTCGCGTGCGGCGTTACGTCTCGTCGCACATCCCGCAGTATAACGTGTCCCCGTCGATGACTCGGCCGCACCCGTGCTTACAGGTCGTGTGCTCGATCCTGAAGACGGCGTCGGGATCGGCGAATGCGACCTCATCCTCGATCTTGTTGTCGGCCGTGAATTCAATCCGGATGACCGGCGTCCCGTGGGAGCAGAGGGTCGCCGAGTGAACCGTGACAAGGCCGAACTCTGAGCCGCGGGGGTGTTCCATCTTGTCGTACTCCCGCAGGTCCTTCGCGAGGAGGCTACCCATTGAGGGACCTGTTCGGTTCGGCATGAGTCGGTCTCCGTTGCGGGGCGTGTCTATTCCAGGCTATGCCCAGAGATTAGCTGCCCTCGTGTGTCCCCTCGGTGCCGTCGGACACCCGGCGCTTCGTTCGATTGTCGAGGTGCTTCATGGCCTCCTGGATGTGCATGAGAGCACTCTCGTTCTCGACGCACGCAAACTTGCCTGCGCTCGATGTCTGGTAAAACGCTATCCGCGCGTGGGCGGCGTGGAGGACGTCCTCGACGAACGCGCCGTTCGGTTCGATGCGCGTGCATCCGGGCCGCGCCGGTCCGCCGCTGTCCGCGTCGCATCCCTCGGACTCACAGATCGCCTTGTGCTTGCCCACCGCCTTGTGCTTACCCAGCGGCCCGTCCTGCCAACGAATGGAGATCCCGGAGCCGCGCGCCGATCCCCCCGCGGGGTTGCCGTTTCCATCGACCGAGTTTCGGATACTGATGCCTTGTCGTGCCATGTGGCCTCCTATTGGTGATCGAACTCGGCGAAGCCTGACCGCGTCCGCGGTCCCCGCGCACCTGCGCGGCCAGTCAAGAGTGACCCCGCCGGAGTCTGCGCGCGGATATGGGTAACCCTCCTCGGTGAACCCATGGATGATCTTGACCGATGGGCGCTCGCCGCCGAACGGGGCGCCCTCGTGGGCTGCCAGATCGTCACTCTTCGGCATGTATTCGTCCTTGAACTCGCATGGACTCAAGTGCTCCCCTGAGATCCTGCAGAAACTCGACCGGCGGCACACGACGGTCCGGTACGCGGGGGCGTCGATCTCCCGAACCTCGATCGGCTTGAGGAGGCAGACCTGGCCGGTCCGTGGGTTCTGGAAGACCTGGTACGCGCCGACCTGGTACGCGCCGACCTGGTACGCGCCGCCCTGGTACGCGCCGCCCTGGTGGAGACCGTGCCCCGGCGGATCGAAGAGTAACGGGTCACCCTCCTCGACATAGTCTCCCACGTACTGCGTAGCGGCGTGGGTCGGCACCGCCCGGACGTGCGCCTGCCGGTCATCCTCGGCCGTAAGGGCGTCGCCGGGGATTTCTGGATCGTGTATCCCGTGGATAGTGATGCCCTTGACGACAGCTCGTCGAGAGCCGAGACCCAGCCGCTCCCGGTGCGCCTGGTGCGCCATGAGGACGCGGGACGCGATGTGCTCGGCCTCGACCCCGTAGATGGTCTCCTCGTCATCCACGAACCGCCTGCGGAGCAAGACGAGGCAGCGCTTCACGGGAGCATCCCAGGACTCCACCGCGACGCCTCCCATGTCCTTGATGAGAAGTACGTCTTCGGGGCGGACGAACACCGACCCCGGGCATCCGTTCAGGTTCTTGAATTCGATCATCCCTCCACCTGCCCATCCTCTATCACCACCGAGCCCGGGACGTCGGCCGAGATCCGCTCAACGATGAGCTGGAGCCCTTCCTCCCGCGCGAAGCCGAGCACCTCGCTCATCGCGTCCGCGTCGAGGTCGTTGCCGTCGCGCACCAGGCACGTCCGCAACTTCGGGTGACGAGCCGCCATGACGCGCACCGATGCGCGGATGCGTTCCGACGTGGATGCTGCGCTGAACGGGCGACCGCCCAGCAGCACGCCCGCACCGTCCTCGGTCAGCGAGAGACCGGCTGGCAGGGCGACCGATGCGAGGGCGTCACGCTTCGCCGCGTCCATGCCGTCGAGCCGATCGGTGAGGGCCTGCGCTGTCTCTGCGAGGTGGATGCGTCGAGCGCCGTCCTTCGCGAGAGCGTCGTTCGCTGCCTCGATGCGCGACGACTCCTCGTTCGTCTCCGACACCGTGGCGATGCTGTCGCGGATCGCCGTCACGTCGGGAGGATCTCCGGCCTCGGCGGCCTGCCGCCTCGCCTCTTCGCCGTCGGCCTTCCACGTCGCGATGGACTCGACCCGGTCCTGCGCCAGCGCCTCGATCTTGTCGTCGATGTCAGCGAGTAGCGCAGTTGCTCCCGCGTATCCGTCGCGGCACCGGGCGAGGGCGCCCGCTCGGTCCCTGCCCGACGCGATGGCCGCCTCGGCAGCGTCCATCTTCGCCATGAGTTCGCGCATCTCGACTCTCGGCGGCACGTCCTGAGTGCGACGACCAGCCATCCCCGCCTCTGCCTCGCGTAGCGTGCGGTTGACCGTCGTGCGATCGTCGAAGATCGCCTTGCGCTCAGCAGCGTGCTCAGCGAGGTCGATCGGTAGCGGAGCAATCTCGGCGAGCATCTCGACACGCGCCTTGTCGGCCGCCGCCTCGGTCTTCATGCCTGCCGGGGTCGCGAACGCCATGACGTCGAAGCCGAGCGCGCCGCGGATCGCATCGAGCACGGTCCGCGCGGACCCTTGCCGCACACCCTCTGCGTTCGTGACGACGAGGCGCTCCTTGCCGTCCTTCCATGTCTTCTCCACGATCAGGTGGACAAGATCGGGCGACTCGCCAAGCGTGACGCGCACCGTCGCCGCCTCCTCGCCCTCGTGGACCGGGAGGGCGGGCGCTGCGCCGCGTCCGCAGAGAGCGGCCTCCACGGCTCGCAGAACGCTGGACTTCCCCTGAGCGTTGCGCCCCGACACGACGAGCGAGTCGCCGCGCAGCTCCAATTCAACGCACTTGAGGCGCGCGAAGTTCTCCGCACGCAGTTCGATCACTTTCAGTTCAGGCATCACTCAACTCCGTTCGCGACTTCCCAGTCGGCTTGCTTCTTGTCCCACCACCCGCCAAGGGCGCGCGGCATGTAGTCATCCCGCCCGAGATCCTCCCGGAGGCGGGGGTCGAGCGGATCTCCCAACGGACTCGCCGGTGGCGGCGGAGTCGGTGGTCGTCCCCCGGATGGACGGCACGTCGGCGCTACCCTGCGGGGAGGCGATTGACGCACTGTATGGCCGTCGATGTCCGCGCGCACGACTCGACGGATGCCATCCCCTGACTGCATCAGTACGCTGGCTGGCCCGCGTCGCCCATTCCGGACGGCACGCTGTCGGGGATGATCTCCCCCGTCTCCGGGTCGATGCCCTCCCCGACTGGCGTCGCCGGAGGGTCGGGAGCATCCGACACGTCAGCGACGACGTTCGGCGCGTCGGGCATCATGGCGGCTGTCAGAGCGTCATCCCCGCGCACCGTGTCCGCTGCGCCCGCGAGGGCCAACAATCGTTGGTCGTCGTCGTCCGCCGGGAGCATGTTGCACAGCCGAAGGATCGCCGTCTTCTTCGCCATCGCGTCGTAGTCTGTCACCCACGGGCCGGACGACGACGCCTTCGACCGCCCACGATAGAAGTCGATGTCATCGCGTGACAGGACGACAAACAGCGGCAGCTCCTTGGCGTCCCTCATGTGAGCGACCGCGTACACAGCGATGATGACGCCGCGGTTCGACAGGACGGGCTTGTGCCGGAGGATCGGGTCCGCCCCCATCTGATACTCGAACGAGTCGTTCTTGCAGACGATCTGGGCGTCGAGGCGCAGAACGTCGCCGGACCGGCGCGCGACCTTCATCGCTCCCCGGTAGTCGATGATTGGCGTGATCTCGAGGACGCCCTTGTTCTTGAACGGGACGAGCCAGATGCCGCCGCGCCCGGTTGGTGCGAGGCCGGCCTGCGCGGAGAACAGGAGCGCCCGCGTGATTGACGCCGGGGAGCACGTCATCAGTAGCGGATTTGTCGTGAACGCCGAGGCGATCATCCGCGTGTACCGCTGGGGCGTGAGACCCACAGACGGGAGCGTCATCGCCAGCTTCTTCTGGAATGACTCGCTCGCGAGCATCTCTTGATTGCCCTTCGCGATCTGCGCGGGGGTCAGGTTTGGTTGGGCCATTTGGCCTCCTTTCGTGGGGCGGATAGTCTACCGGATGGCGGGGAGATCAGGAAGTCTCTTTGGGGCAGCGTCGGGGGGTAGTGTCCTCGGCTGCTCCCCTTCATCGGTCCCGCAGCCACGCGAGGCACGAGTAGCAGAAGCCCTGCGTGCGGAACCTGGGGCGGAATTGATCTCCGCACATGGCGCATTGGCGCATCGGAACGTCCTCTCAGTGCTTGGTCGAAGCGTAGCGCCGCGCGCCAGGGACGAACCCACGACGCGCGACGCGTACGAAAGGAGACTCGGTCAGCGCGCGTCGCAGGCGCTGTTCGGCGAGGGCGGCGGTTCTGGTGACTCATCCTCGAAAGTCGGCATCGTCAGCGAGTTCGGAAGAACCACGTCTTCGTCGCGTATGACGAACCGCGCGGCGTCCTCGGGCGACACCACCGACCGGACTATGGCGTTAGCCGTGGACTTCAGGACGTGCGTGTACTCATCCCCCTTGGCCCGCCGCTCCTCGATGTGATGGAGGAAGGATAGAGCCTTCTCGTCATCCCATGCGAGGTCGCAGAAGACCTTGGCGCACCCTCCCGCGTTCCCGACCTTCTGGGCGATCTCGCCGCCGGCAGACCACTGATGCCGGGCGCCTTCGCGGAACCCGAGCCAATGCGCAGCGATCATCAGGACGCCGACGAGGATGCTCCCACCGACGATCCACGGATCGAAGATGACCTAGCTAGCCTCCGGGGCGGGCCTAGCGAACGCATCGGAAACGGCGTCCTCGATCTCGGTGTCGTCGTTGTCCGGGTTGCCGTGGTCGTCGTCCGGCTCCCCCTCCCCTGCGGCGCTGACCGCGTTCACGTCGGGGTCGAACGATCCGGGCTCGATCGTCCCGCGCTCCTTCTCTGCGGCGGCGCGAGCGACCTCCTCCACGAGGATGTAGTCGTTCGATATGATGAACTGGCTGAAGGGGGAGCCAGCGAGCCCCCCTCCATCCTTCGAGTACAGCGACGCCGTGTACGTGGTCGCCCACGATCCATCGCTGGCCATGGCCTTGCCGCCGTGGAACGATACGTCCTCGCGGATCTCGGGCGTGATCGCCTCGCGCAGCCAGTCCGAGATCGCCTCGGAGCCGTTCAGTGATCCGTCGGTGTTCATTGTGACGCGGAGACCGTCCACGCGGATGTGGTGCTCGGCCGTCGGTCCGCAATCGACACCGAGATCCTCAAGCCACTCGATGGCTCGTGTGAACGCTTCAACCTGCGTTCGTGGGGTGAATGTGGTGGTCATTTGGTCTTCCTCTTGGTCGGGGCTCGCAGGACCGAGAACGTCGATCCCTTGGTGACGGACGGCTTGCGGGTCTGCTCACGATACGTCCACTTGCGCCCGTCGAGCAGGAGCCCGACCGGCAGGCCGCCCAGTCGGGCGATCATGCGATTCTCGATGCCCTTGCACTCGGCCGCGTCGTCCTTGATGCGGGACTTGAGCAGCTCGCGGCGGTCGGTGTCATCCTGCGCGGCCATGTCCAGCGCGACGGGGTCGCCGTCGATGTGCGGGTTCATCGCCTTGAGAGCGTCGCGGCATGCGTCAGACGACGTCGGATCGGGGGCCCCTCCGCCGTTGAGCCGCGCGTGGAAGTCCTCGAGCGCCTCGCGGTGCAGCGAAAGCCAGCCCTCGTCGCGCTCGATGATGTACCACCGGAAGTCGTTTCCGCCGAGCAGCACGCCGAGATAGGTCTCCGGCATGTCGCATACGGCCATCCCGTGTTGACACTGAGCGACCACCTCAGGGGGCGGCCCATCGGCCCATCGGTCCGCGGACCACTGGCCGACGTTTTTGAACTCGGCGAGACGGCACGGAACCCCACGGTCGTCGATGACGAACCCATCGGGAGAGTGCCCGAGACCGGGCAACTCCCGGTTGAATGCGATGCTGTCCTTCGTGTGAAGGAGCTGGACGCCCGCCTTCTTCGTGAGGAGGCCGCAGATCGTGGCCTCGATGTAGTTGCCGACGGTCAGGTGATCGACGAGGTCGTCGGCGCGGTCCTCCTCGACGAGGATGCCCGTCTTCTTCGCCCACGTTTTCAGCAGCGACGAGTACGGGTGATCGGTCGTCAACACGGCGGCGTCGGTGCCAGTCGTGATGACGGTTCGGGCCGCGAGCCATCGCTCGCGCGACTCGTACCGGCACAACTCGATCTGGCCGGGTGTGCGGGTCATGTCGATCCGCTTGATGATGCCCTCGCTGTCGGCGACGGGCTCGACGGGTCTCATGCCCGCGTCTAGGATCATGCCTGCCATGTGTGTCTCCTTTCGTGGGAGTTCTTGTGCGGTCGCTACGCTACCGTGTGGCGGGGATTGGTTCCATGCTATTCCCGGCGCCCGGTCGTCCATATCTCGTCAGGTTCCCCACCGACTCGGTTGATCGCGATTACGCGCCCCGACTCGAGAAGGACGCCCGCCTCGTCGTGAACGGGGACGCATGCGTCTCGGTGATCGTCCATGTCCCGACCGGCCTCGATCCAGATCGCGCGGTCCATGTCAGCCATGAAGTCACTCAGTGATCCAAGGTGCTCCGGGACCATTCTGATTCCGTTCCACCTCCCGCGCGGCGCGGTACTTCGCGTCGGCGGCGTTGACGGCGTTCATCGCGAGGGCGCAGAGTAGGTTGAGCCGTTCGAAGTCGCGCTCCTCTACGTCTTCGCGGCGCTCGCTCGCGAAGTCGCCGTACTTCGTCACGGCCTCCGCCAGCGCCATCGCAGCAGCGGCGAGCGCATCGGCGGGGAGAGCGCGAACAGCGACCGCCACCGCATTAAGCGCACCATCGGGCGTGTCGTGCTCGTCGCGGTAGGACGTGAGGATCGCAGTCAGCACCGCGGCGCGGCTCACGGGGTCAGCCACAGCAAACCTCGCAAACCAGCTCAAACTCACGCCACGCAGCCGCACCACGCGACCAGCAGCGCTGACACAGATACGGACTCCGCGAGATGACGACGCCCGGGCTTGCCTCTGGTAGAGGAAGGGATGTGGGAGTGTGGGATGAGGCGCGCATTGCGCGGCCTGGGACCGCAACGGGCGTCGTCGTCTCGGGAGTCACTTGGCGGCCTCGTCTCGTGCGGCGCGGATGAGCTTGGCGGTGGCCTTCGCGCTGAGCCATGCGCGCGTGCTCTCGTTGTTGAGATCCTTCGCCACCTCGCCGATCCAGGCGTCGTCGAGCAGCTTCGCGTAGCCGTGCGCGCGGAGGTATACGTCACCGGCGCGCTTGCCTCCGCCGCACGCTGGACATGGCGGCGCCCCGCGGCAGCCGGTGATGGTCCCTGTCCCTCTACAGCACTCGCACGCCGCATCGCCCGTGGCGGACTCGGCGTTGCGGTGGCGGGCGATCTCGTGACACGCGAAGCGCAGAATCACGCGCGCCTCGATCGCGGAGAGACCGCTCGTGAAGTGCTTATCCGTCTGCGCTGTCGGGTCTAACCGTTGCGCCTTCACGAGACGGGAGCGCACACCCTCAGCCGTGATCTCGGCCGGATGGGCCTCGTCGTACTCCTTCCGCATCCGCTCGAGCGCGGCGTTGGGCTCGTAGAACGGGTCAGCCACGTCACTACTCGATGTCCGCAGGTAGCCGGGACCGTGCTGGGGGTGATCCTGGAACGTCCACGCGTAGTTGCGCGGCGATGCGCTGGCAGTCATCGCCCACGCAATCACCTCGGCGTCGCTCGACTTGGAGGGGGCGGTCACAGCGCACCGCCCGTCAGCGCCGACCACTGCCACACGCCGACCGCGACGATGAGGAAGCACAGCGCGGCGAGGACGGCGAGATGCCGACGACTCGCACCGCCGCCCGCCTGCTCGGCTGAGACGAGTGGACGGCACGCTTGGCAGGGCTTGACGTGGGGGCGCTCGCAGGGGAAGCGGGTGGCGATCATGCTGTCACCACCTTTCCGCCAGCCAACTCAAGCGAGCCGGAGCCGGAGCCGTAGCCGTAGCCGTCGCCGTAGCCGTAGCCGTAGCCGTAGCCGTAGCCGTAGCCGTCGCCGGAGCCGTAGCCGTAGCCGTAGCCGTAGCCGTCGCCGGAGCGCGCCCACTCAGGCGCTTGTGTTACGCGGACCACAGCCCACGCTCCCACGCCTCAGCGGCCTCGCTGCTGCACTCGATCACGCAGGTGATGCCGCGCAACTCGATCTCCGGGACGGCAGGCGCCACGCGGCAACTGGCCGTCGGTCCGCCCGCCGCGAGCCCCGTGACGCCCTGGACGTCCTTGCTCCAGTAGATGCACATGCGCGCCTCACGAAGACGGATCGGGTCGCCATCGGTGTCGTGCGCGTAGCCGAAGAAGACGCCGCGCTTGTCGGTACAGATGATGACCGGGCGGCCCTTCTCGGCGGCGCGGTCGGTGCGCTCCTGGGCTTCGAGTTTGGCGAGCTTCTTTCGGAGCTCGGCGATCTCTGTGGATGGCGATGCAGCGTTGGTCATTGGGTGTTCTTCCTCTCGGTTCCCTTCGGCGTCAGTGCGTCCAGCTCGCCACGCAGCCCGCGCAGGTTCGTCACGAACGCTTGGCCGACGACCTGACTGGCGTTCACGCGCCACTTGTCAAGAGTCGGGGTCGAGCATCCGATTCGCACGGCAATCTGCGGCTTCGTCATGCCCGCACGGATGGCCCGGCGCACGATCACGTTGGCTTGCTTTCCGTTCATGCACCGGACCGTAATCGCACCGCGTCGGCCTGTCTAGAGTATTATCGTAATTCTATTGGTGTGCGCGGCGTGCGCGTGGCGTACGATCCCGGCATGAGTGGCGCGCGTCGCGCCTTCGCGGTCGAGGCCGAGCGGGGCATGGGAGGATGGGAAGATGAACGAATACGAGGACTTCCTCGCGGGGAAGCGAGCGGTCCACGCTGACGGCGGCGTGGACATTCCCGAGAGAGCGGTTAACCCGATGCTCTTCGGATTCCAGGCGTACGTCGTGCGGTGGGCGTGCAAGAAGGGTCGGGCGGCACTCTTCGAGGACTGCGGACTCGGCAAGACGTTCCAGCAAATCGAATGGGCGCGACTGGTGCTCGAGCACGGGTGCGCGCCGATGTCGAAGGCGCTGATCGTCGCCCCGCTCGCGGTCAACCGGCAGACCGTCCACGAGGGCGCGCGACTCGGGGTCGAGATCCACGACCTTCGCGGCAACTGGGAACCCGCTACTGGTCTGAATATCATCAACTATGAGCATATCGACAAGATCGACCCGGCCGACTTCGACGCGGTGGTGCTTGACGAGTCGAGCATACTGAAGAACTACACTGGCAAGACAAAGCGGGCGCTTCTTTCGATGTTCGCCGCGACGCCGTTCCGCCTCGCCTGCACTGCTACGCCAGCGCCGAACGATCACCTAGAGCTCGGCAACCACGCGGACTTCCTTGGCGTGATGGCGAGCAACGAGATGATTGCGCGATGGTTCATCAACGACACGATGGCGTCCGGGAACTACAGGCTTAAGGGCCACGCTGCGTCTGACTTCTGGGACTGGATATGCTCGTGGTCCGTGTGCGTCGATAAGCCGAGCGACCTCGGCTTCAGCGACGAAGGGTACGACCGGCCAACGGTCCACTGGCACGAGGTTGTAGTCGAAACCGAACCCGAGCCTCCATCAAGCGGCCAGCTCTTCGAGGTAGCTCGCCTGACTGCTACCACGCTCCATCGTGAGATGCGCTCGTCCGCTTCGGCTCGCGCTGCTGAGGCAGCGCGCATCATCGAGAGCGACCCGCGCGCGGCCTGGATCGTATGGTGCAACACGAACTACGAGGCAGATGCGCTCAAGGAGGCAATCGGTGGAGCTACCGAGGTGCGCGGCTCGGAGAGTGTATCGAAGAAAGAGGCCGCTCTGGAGGCGTTCACGAACGGCGAGGTCATGCGCCTCGTCACGAAGCCGTCCATCGCTGGGCTCGGCCTTAACTGGCAACACTGCCACAACGTAATCGTGGCCGGATTGTCGTACTCGATGGAGCAGCTCTACCAGGCGATTAAGCGCACCGACCGCTTCGGCCAGGAGAGCGAGGTCCATGTTTACATCTTGCGATCGAACGCTGAGGGCGACGTGCTCGCGGCCATTCGTCGCAAGCTCGCAGACTTTGAGGGGATGAAGCGCGCCATGACGAAATCCATGAGAGCCAAGCAACTGAGCGAGCGCGAGGATGACTTGCGCCGGGTATCTCGGCGTGTGTTCGCGGAAACTGATAGCTATAAGCTGTGGCATGGTGACTCGTGCGAGGTGATGCCAGGGATCGAGAGCGACTCGGTGGGGCTGTCCGTGTTTTCCCCGCCGTTCTCGAATCTCTACATCTACAGCGATGCCGAGCAAGACCTCGGGAACAGCGCGAACCACTCGGAGTTCTTCGAGCACTTCCGGTTTATCGTCCGCGACCTCATGCGGATCACGATCCCTGGTCGCGTCGCCGCTGTCCACTGCAAGGATCTCCCCGCGTACATGGGCCGCGACGCCTACGCTGGGCTGATCGACTTCCCTGGCGAGTGCATCCGTCTATTCCAGGACGAAGGGTGGAGGTTCCATTCGCGAGTCACGATCTGGAAAGACCCCGTCATCGAGATGCAGCGAACGAAGAATCACGGATTGCTCTACAAGCAGCTCCGCAAGGATTCGACGTATTCGCGACAAGGCATGGCCGACTACGTCCTCGTCTTCCGCAAGTGGGAGGGCCGCGACGACGCTGACGGATTCCCTGACCCGGTATCGCACACGCGCGACGAGTTCCCGCTCGACCAGTGGCAAGAGTGGGCATCCCCTGTGTGGAACACGGTGCGGCAGACGAATATCCTGCGCGACTACAGGCAGGGAAAGACGCCGGACGATGAGCGCCATATCTGCCCGCTGCAGCTCGACGTCATTGAGCGCGCGGTAGGTCTATGGAGTAACCCCGGCGACCTCGTATTCTCTCCATTCACGGGCATCGGCTCGGAGGGCTATCAGTCGATCTTGATGGGCCGCAAGTTCCTCGGGGTGGAGCTCAAGGAGAGCTACTGCGCTGTCGCCGCAAAGAACCTCGAGCACGCGATGCGCGAGGCGAACGTGCCAACGCTCTTTGACGGGATGGCGGCTCCCGTCGAGGCCACCGAATGATCTGCCCAACTTGCCGGAACGAGGGAGCCGTTCGCAAGCGCAATGGACGGCTCCCCGATGGGCGGCAGAAGTGGCGCACGACATGCCCTGAGTGCCGGGCCGCTCAGCGACGCCGGTACGCGGGGCGCGAGGCGTACGCGAGCGATCCCATGCTCTACGTGCAGGAGGTGATCGACGCGGACTTGGCGGCGCGATTGGCGCCGGTGGTGACGTGATACCTACTTTGCCTCTCGCTGCCTCTTCCGCCGCTCGCGTATGTACGCGACGGCCGTATGTACGCGACGGCGATCACGCCCCGCACCGCGCGATCCGGAGCCGCTCCTGCGCTGTCGCGAGAGCTTCCCCGTGGTCGTCCTCGAGATCCACCAGCATCGGCCATTCGTCGTCGTGCGGGTATCCGGTGTGGGCGTGATACTCCCCGGCGATGGACCGACAGACCGCGTGCTCGACGCATCCACCGAAGTCCCCACCGTCCCGCACGATGTACGTCGTCACGAAGTCCCCCTTGAGGATCGCGCCCTGGCAGAGATCGCACTTGCGCTTCCAGTCGCGCTTGGCGGTGCGGGTCTTCTCGCCGATGGCGTAGGTCACGACTCTCCCTCGCACGCCTTGCAGTCCACGGCCCTCGTCCGCGAGCCGTAGAGGCCGCCGCACTCGGGGCACACTAATGGTCCGCTGCGTGCGCGGATGAGCTCGTTGTGAAATTTGGCTCCGATCTCTTCAGGCACCAAGTCGCATTCGAACAGCCACCCCGCGCACGCCTCCCGCTCGTCGGCGATCGCCTGGGCGATGCGGTACTTGAGACTGTCCCCTTCGATGAGGCTGTCGAATATCGCTTGCGCCTTCGCCCGGTCGGCGTCACTCGGTTTCATCGGTCGTCCTCCGGCGGGCTGAACGTGTCCTGCTCGATCGGCTGGCCGTCGGTGAACAGAGCGACAGCCACCACGCAGTCGCGCAAATGGACGAACTCTCGTCGGCCCTTGCAGCACGGCTCGGGCTCGGCTACGGGCGGGGTACAGCGCGGACATCCTTTGCACGGCCTCCAGTAGTGCAAGTCGGTGTCTGGATTGCAGAAACCCGGGTCGCTGGGTGACCCGTTGCACAGCCCCGGGCCTGGCGTGGGCGCGATGATGACCGCATCCTCCCCCTCCTCTGCGAGCGGGGCGAGGGCGCGGATCTCCTCCAGCATCGCAATCGCGCCCCCGCTCCACGCATCCGATGTCTGCTTGTCGCGC